GCCACCATCAGTCTGCAGATCAATCGCGTATTTGATTGTGTAGCCGTTCACATCGCCATTTTTAGCATTCTGCTGACGTAAAGGCCCCCATTTAAAACGAATATTCAAAGCATCAAGATCGGTATTTGAAACAGCTCGAATCCAGGGCGCATCTGATTTCAACTCTACGCCGACAGCAGATTCTGATGAAATATCAGGGAAGCCTTCGATATAGGTCTGGTCATTACTACCATGACGAAAGTCGGCTTGAACGTCTTCAAAGTTCCAACCGCCATCTGGATTCTGTAGTGGTGTTTCTTCCAAATAAACGGATTGCAAGCCATTAGCCAAGCCTTCAACTTCACCTTCAGACAGGCCATACAGAATTTTAATATAGGTTTTGGATTGTGCTGAATCTGGGGCGATTTTTGGCTGTCTTGCCTTTTTCTCGCCAGCTTTTGCGCCTTTAATTACTGCGTTCATACTTATCCTTGGACAATAAAAAAGGCGCTCATTGAGCCTGTGTATTCCTGTTATTTACATCAAGTCTTCTGGATATTGCCCAGCACTAGCGATAAAGCCGCCGACTTCACGCTGCCCGTAAAGCACTGGCACCGGATTGCCTTGAGCAATGGTTGTAACAGCGCCACCAAAGCCTTTGTTGGCCTTGTTTCCATCCTGATTCTGGTCTTGGTTTTCAATCTTGGGCATCAGCATTTGAGCGATACCCCCAACCATCATGCCGACACCAGCACCAATCAATGCAGCACCAACCGCACCTGCTGAGCCAAAGGACATACCAGTCACAACAATCCCCACAACCACCAGTACAGCACCAAGGATGGTTTGAACCGCACCACCTGCACCTTTCACTTTAGGTACAACCTTGATGACTTTTGCACTAGTGCTCATGTCGAGTTCAGTTTCAGAGATATTTTGCTTATCCTGAAAAACTGCAAACTCTAAACCTTGTTCATGCGCATGCAGCATGAAGTGTTCAAAGCCCGGCACCTGCACGCATAAAGCACGCATGGCTTCGCGGGTATTATCGACAGCCAGATGGAATTCTTTGCCGAACTTCTTGGCTAAAATTCCGTATAACTTAATTTTTTTGAGCATATCGAACCACCTTTGCTACTCGTTCCTGCCACTGTGGACCAAACACTTCACGCACAGATTTGCGGCCATAGGGGTGATGTAAAATGATTGAGGAGCCAACACACGATTCTGTTTGCTCGGACTTCAATTCGGTCTGATCTCCAAGCCAAATCACCGCATGATTCACATGCTCGGTACGTCCGACTCGGCATAACAGTACATCCCCATATTGCGGTTGATCGACTTCAATAAAACCCGCTTCACCAAAGCCATCCAGATACAGAGATTTATTCTCTTTAGATTCCCACCATAAATCCTGACGTTCAAAATCGATTAGCTTAATGCCAAGCTCGCGCTCATAGAAATCACGGACGATGGAATAGCAGTCCTGCACACCATGGATATAGTTGCGACCAACTAAAGGCGCCTTGTACCCACACGGTTCATACGCCTGAAATTCAATATCTGGATAAGCACAAATTACCCAGGGCTTCTCATGCAGTTCAATTTGAATCAAATCAATCTCAGATGCGCGTGCTGATGCGTTTGGGTGTGAATGCACATAGGCTTGGATTTCGCCTAAATCCTCAGCCTTAGCTAAGTCTTCATGGTGAATTTCAAACCGATCTTTATTGTCTGAAATATTGCGACATGGGATGTATTTTTTCTCTACTATCACCCCACAGCATTCATCTGGGTAAACTTCAGCAGCATGCGCCTGGATTGCTTTTTTAAGTTTTGCGGTTAGTTTCATACACCACCTAAAATAATGAGCTGGCAGGGAAAGCACCTATGCGCAGGACGTTACCCCTACCGAATCGACACTCACAACCGTTCGTTCTTTTTGAGCACTTGTCGAGCGCAGGATTGTCAGTAGGTTCATCTCTGTCCGTAAACATTGCTGCGCCTGTATAGCCACATTGTTCGCTGCGATATTCCCATGCGCAATAATTTGAAATCTGCCGGACTGGTATTTTTAAACCTTCAAAGTCGATTGGATTTGAAAGCTCAAACGTCACAGCATTGGCATTTTCGGAAGTCTTTTGCTCGATATACCAAAGTTGCTCTTTGGCTTCATTTGATGCCAATGGGTTGCCAGCACTAAAGTTCTCCGCATCCAGGTATTTAGCCAGTGTAGTAATGACTTTAAGCTTTGCTCCTGCAAAGTCGCCAAACTGTAAGCAGTAAGCAGAAACAGCACCTTGAATTCCGCCAATATTGTTCGCCATGCTTAAAGTTGGAGCAGAGGCTTTCCCATCAGAACGCATCTCAAGACCTGATACTTCAAGCGCCATTGGCTCAAATATCTCGCCTTGCCAGATGATATTTTGCTTCCACTCTTTGGTTGTTCTGTTCCACGCCCAGACCTTCCCAAAATCACCATAAGGAACAATTTTGCTATCAACATGTGATGAATCTGTACTGGGTCTTTCCTCGCCGAATGCATAGTTAAACTCGCTATCCGCACTTGCTAAAAGTAAACTTTCCTCTGAGATTACTTGCGGATCCGCATTCAATACAACTGAATGGGTTGGGTTGGAGTCGCTAACAGCCAGTGTCAGTCTTTCCCAGTCCTCATAAGAAATATGCCCATGAAAACGCAGAATGCCCGCACCTAAAGCGCGAGCATCCAGTTCAAACAGGGTAATTAATCCATCCACATAGAGCTTCTGGAGGTCACTGCTTAGGGTCATTGTTAGACTCCATTGCTTTTGGTTGATTGAATTTAGGGTTTAAAGTCCTGAGTGAATGTGGTGGAGATTGACCAAACATCGCCACCCAAGCTAACTGGCGTGTAGTCACCTGCTACCACTCTAACCTCGCCATCTAAAGGTGAATCCCACAGGAAAGAGTCAGCACCCTTATGTGCATCAAAAAAGGCCTTGATCTCTAAAATCAAAGCCTTCTTGCCAGTTTTCTTATACGCCCATGTGCCTGACCGATTGTTAATCCCAACACTCGTTCGCTGTGTGTATCCATCGCCAAAACTGGACTGAAGGACTTTAAAACTTGATGTCTGGGAGTTTCCGTCTAGGTCATTGCACCATGTGAATTTTTGATTGCTCATTTAGCTAACAACCCCCCTTGTCGTTGCTCTTGACGAATCACCGTACGAACTGCATTACCAATCATTTGACCAAGCTGCTTCTGATCCGACTGATTAGATTGTGTTGTTACGCCTGAGTCAGTAACATGAACAGTGATATTTACATCCCCACCACCTGAGCTAGAGCTATTACCCCCACCCGAATTAATCGCACTCACAGCCCCCATCCCAACACGGTGAGTATCTGCTACCAGTCCACCAGCCGAGTAGCCCCGACGAATAGACTTTCGCAAATCCTCAAAACCTTGCGGGCCGCCTAATGCCTTAACTTCTTCTTGAGTTAAAACACCTTCACCTTTATGGACGACGCCTGCTGGCTCGTATTTACCACCGTGGCCGGTGTAGCCACCATCGGCGAAGCCTTTAGGAGTAGCCGCTTGAATCATTGCCACAAATGTACCTTGATCCAACGTTGCTTTTGCTGCGGCACCAATCTTTTGCCATACAGTACCCGGTTCATTTGCATAAGCATCTGATGCAGACTTCCAGATGTTTATGCCTGCCTGAGCGAGAGCAAATGACCGCTGTGCTTCATATAAAGCGCGATAAGCTGATGAAGATTCGCCAAGCATTGCGCCAAACATTCCTGAAAGTGCGCCTGTTACTTGTTGAGCTTGATCTAGTTGCAAGTTGAGTTTGGCGTTTTTGTAATCCTCCTCAATCTGCAATAAAGCAGCCTTATACTCCTCCTCTTTTATGAGCCCATATTTCCTAGCTTCATCTAAAATAGCTTCACGGTCTTCCATTTGCTTTTGTAGTGCATACAATTCAGTCTGCCCAGTCAGATCCGCAGCCAGCGAGTCTAAATTATTTTGAGCGGCCTTTCTTTTTTTCTCGTAATCATCCACATACTTAGCTGCTGTTGCCTCTCGCATAGCTGCACGCTGTTTAGCATCTGCGATTTTGTCTATCTCTTGCATCTCAAGACGATAGCGCTCCTGC